CGGCGTTTTTGTTGCCTGCGTGTTTCCTATCCATCAATTTTTCGCACTTGCGAGCACTTCTCACGGCAATTTTAGCACTCTTCTCCGGCATATACAAACCCGGTCTCTTCCCAAAATTTCATCGGAGAAATATAGTAGTCGTACTGGCTACTTCCTTCTTTCTTGAATGCAACTCCGAATTTCAAAAATCCAAGGATAATACCCTGGCGTATAAACTGCTGGTCTTTCTTCATCACTCTTGCTGCAACCGCTACCGGAACATTTTCGCCAGTGAACTCCGGTACTTCCAAATATACCTTACTCTTATCCATTTGTCAATTAACTCCTTTCTTTCTGTGCTTCTGTCAGAGCTTTCACGATGTCCTCTGCTTTCTTTGGCCCAATTCCTTTTACACCCAAGATCACATCTCGAACCTCACTCTCTGTCAATCCTTCTGCATCCTTCATTCCGTCTGCGTGGCCCGCCTTGTATAAATTCTGACAGAACTGGTCCATCTGCTGATGATCCATTTTCTTTACGTCCTTGTACGTCTTACGATTCAATGTGTACTTCCTCATTCTTACTCCTCCACTTCATCCAGGAATGTTGCCTGCAGGTCTGCCACGTGTGCCAGTACCGCAAGCGGGTACATATTAAAAGCATTGCTCACATTATATCCGCCGCCCTTGAACTCTACATCTGAGAATCCCATGTGCCATCTGATCGCCATTGCTTCATCGGTCGTCAATCCCATAAAGCTCTTAATCAGATACACACTCTTTTCTCCGTGTCCGTATGGCATCTTATCATTCACCACATACGTCGGAACCGACTGCCACTGTCCGTCAATCTTTTTGTTTCTCATTTCCACATCGTAAAACTGTACCTTGCACAAATCATGCAACAAACCAACAACTGCAATCGTCTCTTCCTGTTCGCTTGTCAGTTCCTTTCCTTTGCAGAACTCATTTGCAAACAACACTCTCAGTCTTTCATACACAAACACGCTATGTCTGCAGAGTCCCCCTTCAAACGCCGAGTGGAATCTTGTCGATGCTGGTGCTGTGAAAAAATCGTATTTTTCCAACCATTCAAGCAGTTTTTCCGAACCTTTTCTGTGGATCTTTTCCTTGTAAATCGTTACAAATCTCTCTTTAATATCGCTCATATTATCCTTCCTTTCTACTTCTCTATACGAATGGTAACTCACTGTTTTCGTCCACGCTCATAAACTCATCGTCATTCTGTTGCGGTGCCGGTGCTGGCTGGTTGCTATATGTACCGCTGCTCTCGGCGTTTTTGCTCTCGGCAAATTCCTGGTCCTCTGCCACAATGTCTGTCGTATATACCCGCTGGCCTTCTTTATTCGTGTAGCTTCCTGTCTGTATTCTGCCGGTAAGCACAATCTTTGTTCCTTTATGCAGGTATCTCTCAGCGAACTCTCCCGCCTTGCCGAACGCAACGCATTGGATGAAGTCTGCTGAGTTTTCCTGGTTTTTCCCTCTTCTGTCAACCGCCAGGGTGTATCTCGCTACTGCCGTAGCCTGCTCTCCCTGGGTATATCTGACTTCCGGATCACGTGTGAGGCGACCCATCAAAATTACTTTATTCATTGTCCTGCTCCTTTCTCAATTTCCTGTATTTTTAACACGTAGTATAACTTTCCTGGCTCAGCTCCCCATTCCGGCTTGCCTTTTCCGAAATGCAATGTGCATTTGCAGATGATTTCCGGAGATTCTTTGGAATAACCATTCCTAAATACTATCGGTACCGGCCACGGCCTCCGGATTTCTTCCGGTGCTGCCTCTCCATATACCATCTGACCTCCAACCAGGATAAAACCGAAAGCGTTCATAAATCTGCTGTCATAGTACGGTTTGATTTCTCTGTACTCCTCTTTCTTTTCTCCGGAAACGATCATATCAAACCACTTCTTCTTGATCGGCAATATCAGCATTTATCTTCCTCCTTAAACCCCTGCAGATCCGCGATCCCATACGAACCGTCTTTGTGCTTGTGATGCGAGTATATTGAAACTATATGTCCGTACTTTACATCGCTGCTTCCTGTTATCTCAATTCCTGCGAGAACCGGTATGATACATTTTCCATCACCGCTTGTACTCTTATCAGTGTACTTTTCTCCGCACATTCTGCACTTATATACTGGGTTGTATCTCATTCGCTCTCCTTCCTCTTTAGATAGTCCATACACCTCCGGTAAACATCCGGATTGAACTCTTTTCTCTCGTGTTCGTATGAACTGTAGTCTGCAGGACTACACCCTGCTATCCTCGACATCTTCATCATTGATATTTTGGCATCTCTTCTAAGTGCAGCTATATATCCTGCGTACATTCCATTCTGACTGTTCAAATTCTGTATCTTGATTCTGTCCTGGACTTCCTTAGATTCTGAAAACCGCCGAATCTGATACACTCCGCACTCTTTATTCTTACAGTCATACACACATCCTTTGCTTCTCGGCCCATCGTAGAATCCGACAACGAATTTCGTCGGCTCTTTACAGGTGTTGCACTTGCTGTTTAGCACCATCGTTTAGTCCTCCCTCGGTTTACTCAGCAAGTCAGTATGTTTCAGCAGGCACTTTTTGCACCCATCTTCTCTGAACCCGTACTTGCATTGCATTTCCACCGGAATAGGGCAAAAGTGGCTTTCCTTGATAATGTATTCTGCCAGTTCATTCTCCCTCTTCCTGCCTGCGGCTATCTTCGCATTGGCCGAATCCAGCCGATTATCTACATGACCGATGAACTCTGCCATCATTCTCATTGTCTCTTTGCAAAATTCCTCGTTGATTTTATATTCTTCCGATGTGAAGTCGTGCAGAAACAAATCGATTCTTCTTCTCAGCTCGTTTTTATTTCTAATGTCTCCCATGTTTATTCCTTCTTTCTGTCTCTTGCTGCAGACCGGAACATCATCAGCAGCATTTCTGATACTGGCCTGCTTCTATCTTTCCTCTTTGCCTTCTTGATTGCTTTGAGGTCGTACCACTCGCCCCGGTAGTTCATTCCATCCGGAACATACACGCCTACCTGGTACGGAATTTCTTTCTTGATCTGCTCGTACACTTCCTCCGGCATCACATAGTAATTGTAGTCTCCCAGGAAGTTGTGACCGTTCTTCGAGTGAAAATCCTCTATCGAGGACTTAACCTCATAACAGTAGAAGTCTCCCTTCTCTATGCCGGACACTGTATTGTTTACCGGCTTGAATTTCATAAAATCCACCCGCACTGCATTCATGGTGGCGTAGTCGAAAGTCACTTCCCTGGCCCAGTAAATTCTCGGATCATTGTTCGGGCAGATGTGCTGTTGGATTGAGAGCGACAGCATCGCCGTGATCTCCGGTCTTTTATTCTTTTCCATCCTAACACGGTCCTCCTTCCGCTCCATGAAATGCTCCCGCCGGGTACATCCATCGCCCCTTCACATACACATCATCGATTGTAAATTCTCCGGTAATCAAACTCCTCAATGCCTCGAAATCTCCGTGATATACACACGACTCCGCATCTCCGACGAATGTTTCTAAGTCGCATTTGTTATCCAGCGTGAAGCCAAGTATCTCTTCATCTCTCTTTAATGCCTCAAATTCTTCCGGATATATCTCCTTTATTCCCGCAAACAGTTTCGGAGTAGAGAATATGCACATCGCACAGCTACATCTATTCCATCCCGCTCTGTAGCAAGGATGTGGATTGATGTTGTGTCTCTTTAGAACTTCCCATATGTCTCTTTCTGAATAGTCGATCACCGGCCGCCATTGATGCACTATTCTATGTGCTTTTGCCGGTGCGTTTGTCCTGTGTATTTCTATTTCGTTATACTTTGAGCGTCCTTTTGACTCGCCTCGTCGTTCTCCGGAGACGACTAAAATCTTTACATTTTCCTTTGTCTGTTCCAGGTTCGATGTTACACTGTCCTGGACTGCCGCCTTTAGATTTCCGCTGCACCAACGTCCCTGGTGGGTACCGCCTTTTGCCGGAAATTTATGTCTCTTCCCTCCAAGCTGTTCTAACTCCTGCAGTCGGCTAAGGTTTGACATCACCGTGTCTGCAACCATAATTTTCAAATATGCGCTGCACCATCTCCTGCTCAAATCTCCTGTTTTAGCAGGGAATTTCATTCTATAACCCAGCTTTTTCAGTTCTGCTTCCATATCTTCCGTGGCTTTTTCTTTAATTTCCTGGCATTGTAGATAATTTCTCGACAATCGGCATTGCCTTACTTCTCCGGTATCCGGATCAAGCCATTCAACCGGTTCGCTTGCGCCGATTCTATACAGTTCCCCGAAAAATCCATTAACCCTCCACGAAAGTCTCAGCTTTACTCCTTCTGCTTCTGCAAATGATTTCACATAATTCTGTGTGCATTTCCAGTCCATTTTTCTCTCCGGGTTTCCACCGTCAATATCATGGTGCCAAAACTCCATCCGCTCTTTTGGTACCCCGAGTTCCAGCAGTTTGTAATAGCAGGCTATGCTATCTTTTCCTCCGGAAAGAAGTATTGCAACCAGGTCGTACTCCTCAAGCGGTAACAGTTCCGGTAGGAAAATCTTCTCGAAGTGGGAAGAGTCTCTCCTGCCTTCAACTCTCGGAATTATCCTTTTGCCGGTACCATATATCGGTATATCTAGTTTTCCATACATAAGCGGCGTGTCTTTGGTGCAATCGGCGTCTTTTATAAATCCCTCGCATTCCTGCATCGCTAACACTCCTTCTTTACATACAAGTCGCTGGTTCCTTCGACCACGCTTTTCTCTTCATCGTTAGGGAACTGGAAGCCGTACTGTTCTAGTATTCCGTAGAATGCCTTTACCCTCTTGCCTCTGACCGTGTTGTATGTGTAATTCCACTCAACCAAATCTGCATCAGCAACCATTGCCGATACCATGCAAAGCAGTTTATGGAGTACGCTGAGTCCTTCCATTTTCTTCTCTGCGGCTTCTATATCTTCTTTCTGAGCGTTGTAGCACTTGTCTCCCAGGAAAAACTCTTTCAATGTGTTATGACCTGTGAATGTCTCCCAGCTCATCATCTGCTCGAAAAGTTCTGCAACAACTTTTTCTTCATTCGTAACCTTCTTAATTCTGCCGGCTAAAATGCCTTCAATGAACACCTTCCTCGTGTTGGCCGCTTCTTTCAGAATTGCCTTGATCTGCTTCTTGTTGCGCTTATTCTGTCTTTCCGCTTCCTGCGCTGGTGTAAGTGCCTGCTTTTCCTTCTTTTTCTTACGGATCACGTACAATGTTCCATATCTTTCCAGGTAAAACATCGGCTCGCCATTATCCTCGAACTTCATCGTCTTAGGTGGCTCCTTGTCGAGGCTGTAGTCCTTCATACGTTCCCACTTATCCGTGTAAAACTCGCTATCCGCTTCCTTCGGAGCTTTCTTTAAACCCAGTTTCTTCATCATTGCCACGTACAGCTTCATGTTTTCCTGGCGTTTCTGCTCTTTCTGAGCATTGATTGCTCTTCTTGCCAAATCTCTCGAATCTGTGGAATCCTTCAAAATCTTATCCCTGGTCTTTACGTCCTTGATCTTTTCCAGTTCGTACAAATCCGTAAGTGACAGCTGGTAGCCGTCCTGTCTCTCTTTCTCCATCAGCGTCTTGGAATCCAGTTTTGCGATGTTCAAACGGTGTCTGATCGTTTTCTTGCTAAAGCCGGTCTTTTCAGCGATTGTGTCCTCTGTTTCTCCCAGGTCAAGCATCATCTGAAACCCCTGTGCCTGTTCCCAAATTGTCAGATCGTTACGCTGCATATTTTCTTCCAGCATCGTTGACATCTGTTCTTTGTCAGTCATTCCCTCGACAACCCTGCAGGGGGCTTCTGTGACTCCTGCCAGCTTAGCTGCAGCGCTTCGTCTGTGACCGATGATTGTGATATACTCTCCCGGCTCTCCTTCTTTCGGAATTACCGTCAAATTCTGCATAATTCCATTCTTCTTAATGGACTCTGCCAGCTCTGTCAAATCTCCGAGATCTTTTCTCGGATTGTCCGGGTGTGGGTGGATATGCTCCAATCCAATAGTTACGATTCCTTTAACTTCCATTGCCTGTCCTCCTTAATCTCTTAGCCAATACCGCATATTGCGAATTTTATATTTTCTAACGCTCACATTTGCGAGCTTTTATGGTAAAAAAATTTACCCTGCTTCCTTCTGCAGCAAACTCAGAAGCGGATGCCATGGTCTTGTGCCTCGAATACGGCCGATAATCTTCTTGATATTGCACTCTGCTTTGTCGATTTTCACGTACCCTTCATACTTTCCCTGGTTTCTTTCCGTAACCGGTCTGTCGTGAAATCCGTCCGTAATCATAAATCTGTCCTTCGCATCTGTCTCGTCCTTGAAAGCTACATAGTGCTTATTGCCATGTGCATAGTACCCGACAATTACCATATCTCCTACCTCCCTTCGTATCTGTCGTGAATAGCAATCGGGTAGCTGATCCCGGTAATCTGTTTGAATCTGCTGTCCGATGTGTAAAGAATATTGCCGCCTGCCATATACCAGCGTTTCCGGCAGTATGCAGGCTTGCAGTCAACGTACTCCTGCCCCATAATCTCACGCTTTTCAATATACACGCACTGTCTGATGTCGTCCGGTTCAAAAGGACCTTTCTGTGCATCCAGGATATACAACTCTCTCGCATAGGAAGATATGCCGTTATTCGTGCAATCTCCCAAACTGCTGCGGTAAACCTCTGCGGTCAGACAGCTCTCAATCTCATAGTTGCTCTTCATCCAGTCAAGCACTTCATCCGGATATTTGCACCCGCTCCATAACTCGCCCATAAATACCAACTCATTATCAAACTCCTGCACCATATATGTATCATCGTCCAGCTTTACTGCCTGCAGCTGAATGTACTCCTTCGTTCTTTCATCACGCGCAACCCTCTTCACACATCCGTCAACCTTTCCATATCCTCTGATCTTGTGCGTTTCGATATAGCGATCCAGTTTCTTTTCTGCGAACCCTGCAGGAATATCCTCTTCATTTACTGCTACGTCTCCGCTTTCCAAAACAGCGTACTTATTTGAGATTTCGCACCATGTTCCTTCCAGGTGTAACACAAATCCTTCTTTCTCAATTCTCATGTTCTTGTGCCTCCTTTGCTGCTCTTACTTCTGCAATTCTCACATAGTCCGGGATGTGAAAACCATTTATGATATTCACCGCCTGCAGTTCTGTCAGATTACACCTGGCCTGCAGTTCTTCCCTTAACTTTCTTCTTTCTCCAATGTCCTGCAGTCCGTTTGACGGCAGGAGCAACGCCCTGTCTCTGTATTCATTTGCTATGGTTCTTGTCAGAACTTCCACTAACTCACCCTTTCCACGTATTCTACGCATCCGGGATCAATCTTTTCTTCCTTGCAGAACTCCAACCAGCACTCCTGCAGTTCTTCGAGATTCTGAACGTCAAACTGTGTCTCGTCTCCATCATCGAAGCCGATATTATAAGTTCCTCTTCCGGATGTAACTACTCCTTTGCTCGCCTTTTCAATCGTCATACTACGTCACCTGCCTTTCTTAATGCACACTTGGTACATACCGCACCGTCAAGGTGTGATGCCTTAATAACCCCTGCATCCTCCGGTCTCTGCCAGCAGAGCGTCCCGCATTCCGGGCAATGTACCTTTTTCCAACCAGACTTTCCCTCCGGTCTGTTCATTACCAGTGGCATACACAACCAGCCACCTCGGTCTGTAATCTTTCTCGGTTCTAACTTCATGTTCACTCTGCCGCCTCCATTTCTGCCAGCTCTCTGATAACTCTCTCTACCGCATATTTCCCATTATTGTTGAGCTGTCTCTGCCATGCACCTACCGACGGTGCCCATCTGAACCCATTGCTTTTCAGAATATCTCTTACCTCCGGTTCCGGCTTTCCTTCAAAGAACAGCTGGATTCTCATAGCCTCCACATTCTCCTTGACCTTGAAAAACTTATTCTCGCTCTCCTGTGTTCCCTGGGACTTCGTTTTCTGCAGGCTCTTAATTCTTCCTTCCAACCTCCGGATATTGGCGTTGTTGTTTGCCAGCATATAGTCCGGGAAACCGATTCTTCCGCAGAAGTCCGGCTCTCTCAGCTGGGCGATCTGCTCGTCCGTATATCCCATGTCGTGCAGCATTGCATCGCCCTTTTCTTTGTCCTTCATGCGGATTGCTTTGTTGGCCTGCTTCATTCTCTCCTGGTCCTCTCTCAATCCGTCAACCTTATCCTGCAGCTTCTCGATTGCATTCTCGTCGTCAGACTTGATAACGTCCTTGCCATAAAAAATTGCCTCAATCTTTCCAAGGATTGCCTCAACCTCTTTGTAGTCCTCATGGTTTCTGTCCCACGCTGCTACCTGCTTTTCCTTCTTTTTGACCGGGAAGTTTCCTGCTCCGGAAATCATTACCGACGGACACATCATGCCGATCTGAATATCCTTGTTGATGTTCTGAGCTAATCGTCTCGAATATCTCTCGCAGAGTTTCAACACTCTTTCCTCTTCGGTCGGTCTTGCCTCGATTACCTTCTCTGCCAGCTCGTATGCCTTATCGACCTGTGCCTTGTAACCAGTGGTCTTGCTCCCGGCCTTGTACTCGCTGAATGACATCATATCGTTTGCCGTCTTTGCTCCGGCCTCATTGATGCTGAAATACACTCTTTCCATTATGCCACCTCCAAATACTCACCGATTTTCTCAATATCCAGCTTTACTACCGGATATGTGCAGTAACCGCTTCTTACCATTCTGCCGGTTACCTGTCCGAAACTGTGCTGCTTGATAAAGTCCATCGCCCAAGGGCAATTATTCGTGTCGATTACTGTCTCATCCTCAGCAAGTCTGCTTCCTGCAATACATACCGTGATTCTTGCAATAGGTCCGTCCTCATTGTTCCAAATCTCGATTGCTCTGCTGTTGTCTGCCTGGTATCTTGCCACCTGCAGGAAGCAATCCTTATACACCGCCCATTCTGTCTTGACCTCTAATAATGCCATAGCCTTACGCCTCCTTCTTTGATTCTCTGATCTGTTTTGTCTTAATTGCACCGTCAACAATGCTCTGCAGCTCTCTTGCTGTCAGTCCTGCGTAGTTATTCATATCAACCTCTTCCTGGCTGATCCCGGCTTTTTCCAGCTGTCTCTGAAAATAACCCATATCTCCGTCGTAGTCGTACATTCACTCACCTCCTATGCTGCTTCCAAGATTCTTTCGACATCTTCTCTTCTCTGACGCATCATCGTCATTGCCATTACCTTGTCAATCTGACCGGATGTGAGGCTTACGATGAAATCTGCTACCTGGTTGCTCAGCTTATACACTTCTTCATACAGTCTGTCTGCCTCAGCTTCGTAGCTGTCTGATTTTTCCATATCCATGTGTTCTTCCTGCATCCAGTATTCCGACTGGTTCTCTGCCTCTTCCATTTCTGCTTCTAAGTTTCTCAGCTTCTTTAATACGTCCTTCATACAAATACGTTCCTTTCATCTGCGTGTTGTGTTTCACGTGAAACACTCATTTGCGAGTTGTTCGGGTAAAAAAATTTCTATGCAGCCTCTCTGATGTCTACCAGTTTATCAATTCCTGTAAAAACGCAATCGCCGGTAGTAAATACCAATCCGTCCCATCTCACATATTTTACAGTCTCAATCTTGTTGCCATTTTCGTATGGCGTGTGCCATTCAACAACCACTGTCTTTCCTTCTGCCAACATCTGCTCTATCTTCTCAACATCTGCCATTCTGAAAACTTTCATACCGACTACCTCCGTTACTTTAAGTATTGTTTGATTATGTATATATTATACTTCGCAACTGCGTATTTGTCAATAGGTTTACTTCTAATATGCGTATTTTATCAAAGTTTTTTTACAACAATCTCGTAACCGAGAGCCGCTACCATCTTTGAGAAGCTATCGTATCTCATGCTCTTAGCGTTTCGGTTGAGAGACTGGCTGATGTTCTGTCTCGTAATCCCCATTCTGTCCGCTAAATCCTGCTGGGTCATTTTCTCTTCGTCCAGGATGCAGCGGATCGTCTCCTCTGCATTCGCCGCTTTAATCTCCATCTATTTTCTCCTTTTCTTCTGTCTGACTGTTACTCTTGCCTTTGCAACCAGCACGCCGGTCTTTGTTCTTTCCGGATCAGCGAACCTTAACTGACTTCTGTTCATTTCCAGGTTTTCTTCATTGTCTATCAGTACCAGGTTCTCTATGTTACAGTTGTCCTTGTTGCCGTCCAGGAACGATACCATCTTGCCTTCGGGAACTGGTCCGTTGTGTTCTTCCCATACTGCCCTATGAACAAACTCAAACCTCTCCCATTGTGGACCGGTTTCTTTAACCTTCCGGATAAGATAGCCGTCTGTCGTATATGTATACTCGCCTACTTCCATGTGGTTTGCCGGGACATCGCCTTTCTTAAACATCGTCGCCTTGCACTTCTCATATTGCTCTTGGCTCATTGGTTTTCCCTTGTTGGCTGGAACGTGTCCTTTTTCAAACCTGCAGTCAACGCCACTGATGATGTCGTGGTTCTTCTTGTATGCCTTGCACTGTTTCTCACTGAACTCTATTCCGAAATGCGCTGACACCAGTTCTGCAATCTCTTTTGTCTTTTTTCCTACCGCAATGCTCCGAATGTAACTTTCCATTCCCTCCGGATATTTTAGTGAGTACCCTTTTGGGACCCCGCCGGTAGTGCCGCTCTTTATGCCATACCGGTTCTTCGCACCCTTTATCGCCGCATCGGAAAATACCATTCCGTACTTCTTATCGAACCCCTGTTGATTTATCAGCTCTGTAACCTGTTTTGTGGTTCTGCCTGGAACATTATCACGCAGCCAGGCGATCACTTCTTCGGGCCAACCTCTCATTTATGGTTCGCCCCCCCGCATGAACTTCGAGCATTTCCGGAACCGCCTTCTGTCTTTCGTACCCATACTCGTCCATGTGCTTCATCGCCTTGTACTGTAGCTCTCCATTTTTGATGATCTGCTCGCTGATGTCGCATATAGCGTCGGTTCTCTTTAACTCGCTTTCCAGCTCTTCTCCTGTCAGATCATCGTCTCCCAGCTTTTCCAGCTGAGCGAACAGGTGGTTATTCAAGTCTCCTAATGTATTCTTCATATTGCCATCTCCTTCCTTGCTTCGCCTACCGCCAACTCCATCGTTACATTGAACGGCGTGTTGCAATCCTCCATCTTATCGAATAATTCGACTGCCTTCTGCAGGAACTCTTCGCTGTCTACCAGTTCCTCGTATTTTTCTTCATCCAGGTTTCCGTTTTCAAACAACCCCTGCAGATAATTCTTTACATCATCTGTTCTGTCGTTCTTACTCATTGCTCTGCTGATCTCGCCCATAAGTACCTCGTTGATTACTGCAGGCTCTTCCGTGATGTAGAACCTTGCGTTGCCGCTGATACCTCCGCTGATTTCGTACCTAGTGTCTGTATGCTCTTCCATCAGAATGCTACCTTCAATGCTCACATACTCCTTTGCCTGGGTGTCTGCTATCTGATCTAGTCTATCAATCAGCTGTTTCTCGTCACTGGAAATCGCAACCACAGTTACTCCAATGTCGTCCGGACATTCCCAGCATCCAGCTAACACAAATAAATTTACTGTTTTATTCATCCTCTGCCTCCTTCCAGTCGCCTGCAATCTCTGCGACCGTTCTCTCCAAAATCTTGAACTTCTCCGGATCAATCCAGCTCGGTATCTCTCCGTTTCTTGCTCTTTCCTGGTACCGGTTCAAACACAACTGCTTTACTGGTACTGGTCTGCCTATCTGAACAAACATACCTCTCTGCTTGTCCCAGGCAAATGCTCCGTACTCTACATTCTCGACTGCAGCTTTCATAACCTCTATTGCCGCATCCAGTGCTTCCAGTTCCATAGGACCAGGTGGCACCTCTTCGATGTTCCGGATATTATGCAGGTATGTTTCCAATACCGCCGCATTTTCTCTGAATGTCATAATTACTCCTTTCTCCTATACGCACTCTCCTGTGGTTGATTCAATCGTATAGTTGCCTCTGCCAAATTCTTCATCTCCATACTCTTGTGCATCCGAGTATGTCGGAAAATCCTGTGGCATTTCTCCTTCTTGCTTTGGAAATACTGTGTATATCATCCGTCGCCTCCTATCAAAAAATTTCTTTCAATTCATAGCTCTTAACTACTTTCCCTATCTGTCCTTTGATTCTCAGTTCCTCCATCTTTCTTTCAGCAAGTTTCTCCGTGTCAAACATCATTGCCTCGTTTATCTTTACTGTGTATCCGCAGTCCATCTTGAAACTGTACCTCCGGCCAACATATTTCTTTCTCCCGTCTCTCATTGTGATAATGACAAACTTCTCTATGCTTGCCTGTGTTCTCATGTACTCCATTGGTTCCTCCTTCCTACAGATACGAACATCCATATCTCTTCCGGAAGGTTTCTCTACCTCCCTTATGGATAATCTTTTTTACTTCGCCTTCCTCCCTGCCTTCATCGATAATCCTTGCAAATTCATCTGCCTTCTGCAAGGCGTATTCTTTTTCCCAGGCCAGCTGTCCGATTATCTTTGACATTCTCTCTGCCATCGGATTTCCATGTATTCTGCAGAGGATGTCTCCCATGTTGTGACAATCATTGCATACCGGTACTTTCAATCCATCCTTTTCGCTCAGTTCTCTGCCAGCGGTACCGAACACCAAATGATGCTCGGCTTCCGATGGCCTGCCGCAGATGAAACAGATTCCCGGATAGTCTGTCACTATTCCTTTGCTCACCGCTTACACCTACTTTCTGTTTCCAACTCCAACGATTACCAAGAACGCAAATACTACTAACGCTGCCATAGTCTCGCCTCCTAACCGTAAATTATTTCTCCAAACAAAGCGTACTGAATGATTGCGTCCGCAACCTCCGCATCTACCATACCGCAGTCAATATGTAATTCATGATCGATCACCTCGAAAATATCACTGCTCTTAGGCTGTTCTGCATACATTCTAATTCCCTGCAGGAGTTTCGCATTTGTCAATTCATACGTTGCATCTTCCTCATTATCGTGAATGAGGATTGAACCGCCTTTTGAGATAACATCACTTGCAAAGTCAAACTCTACCCCACACCTTGGCTCTACTTTATCAACCCAGTAGTTAATTCCACCTTCCAGTGCTGACACCATGATGTCGTCTATGTCCTCTTTGGATATAACAACCGTCGCAATAATCTGAACCCTGTCATACTGCTCCTCTATCTCTTTTTTCTTGAAATGTGCAATCAGTTCTGCCATAACTCTGCTGGTTTTTCTAGCATTCCAGCTCTCGTTTGTTTTTCCTTCGCATAATCCCTTTGCAATTTCCAATGACTCCGTAATTTCTTTTGCACTTCTCACGCCTTCTCTCCGTCCTTTCTCGCTTGTTTTATTGCTTGTGCAATATTTTCTTCATATCCAAACTTAAAATCCACGCCTGCGTCTATAAACGCTGTAAAAATACTATTCTGTACTGCCTTGACTGTCGACCAGTCCGGTTCATCGTCTTGCGTTCTGATACCGAACTGAACCATGTAGTCCTCGATCACGTGCCACAACTCATATTCCAGCTCGTCCATACATCCGAGTGCCGATACGTCCACGACCGCCGGTGCTGTTATTTTCTTTCCGTCTGCCAGTTCCAGGTCTACTGTGTCAATCTCTTCTCCGAACTCACCGCCTTTCTTGTGGTGTGCCAGGATGTCGCCTGCAAAGTCATAGTCTCTGTCGATCATGGCCTCGCTGTTGTCGCCGTACAGTCTGAAACATCCGGCCAGTTCGCCCTTCTCGTGTCTCTGCAGAACTTCTTCCCAGGTCAGCTTTTGCATTCCTAACCAGGTGTAGCCCATTATTCATCGCCTCCTTCATAATCTGCTCCGCAGTGCGGACACTTCGTTACTCCGTAGCAGTTAAACATCTTCCCGCATTCTTTGCAGGTGTCCAGCTCCCCATTTCTCTGCCAATCTTCCAGCAAGCTACTTACGTGCTGCCAGTCCAGTGCCTCGAAAACTTCCTCTGCCAAATCGTCCTGCTGGTTACACTCCTGCAGGATGCTGTTTCTCGTGTACACCGTATCGGATAATTCCGGGATATAGCACGGATCATCCGGTCTGTGGTAAAACGCATCTTCATCTTTGAAGATATGTCCCTGTCCGTAGAACTCACGGACGATCTTCTCGCCTTCTCCATTTTCATCCGGCGGCGTGTAACTGCCAACCAGCACCGGGATGTTTACTTTCTGCAAGGCCTGTGACAGTTCAGATATCATACCGTCAATGGCTTCTGCATCCTTTACAAGCTCCCTTGTGGAAGGAACTCCACTCGTTCCGCTTCTCTTGGCTTCTATCCACATTTCAATATGCTCGTCGATGTCGAAATCTTCGTAGTAGGCTTCCAGGCTGTCCTTGAAACTATCTGCCTGGTTCTCTTCATCGAAATCAATCGTCATTGAGAAATCTTCACCTGCAGGTGACGACTGCCCGATTTCAACATAGGTTCTTCTGTTGTCCGGCTCAATGTAGGCTTCCCAGTTCCACCCCATTTCTTCCGCCTTGCCGAGAAGCATTTTCAAGCCTCTCGATATGTCCTTGTATTCTTCCATATCCTCATTCCTCCGCATCTGCGTAGTACGCATCGAATGCAATACCGGCATTTACCAGCTTATCTTCTAGGTAATTACCGTAGCACCAGCCGTCTCCATCTTCCCAAAAACTGTCCCAGGCTTTCTCCAATACCTCTCTCGCCTTCTCTTCATCGTCTTTGCTTACAACAAACACGCAATCCATCCAGTCGTTTAACTGTGACTGCACTCTGATTACGCTTTCCTTTAATACTTCCACTCCGATATTCATTGTGTCTGCTCCTTTCTCAAATGTAATAGCAACTGAAATTCCAGTGATGCCCGAACTCGTAATACAAACCGTATCTCTCGAAAATCTTGTCAAACTCTCTTCTTACCGAAGGAAGGATGCCGTAATACAGCATCTCACATACCGGACCTTCAAAGCTCATGCTGAGGATATGGTCCGGATTCACGTACTCGAAATACGTTCTTGGGTCCTGGTCCTCTTCCTCGATCAGATGCTCTCTGTCGTTGTAGTAATACTTTCCAGTTACCGGATCATGCTGTGTGAACCGCTTTCCGTTGAAATAGATGTCTACGTCCTGCCATAACCCATGCTCCAACAGAAACTCTCTGATTTCCTTTGCCAGGTTCTCAATCTGCTCTGCTGTCAGCTTTGCTGTTGAACTCATGCAACCTCCTCCTTTCTCACTCTCTTCTTAACAAGTCTTGCCGGGTACTGAGGTTGATTCTCTCTGTACTCTTTTAGTCTCGCTCTTGCCTCTTTTCTTGTGAACTCTGTTAATGTGTACTCCCAGCCGTACCCATAATTCAGCTGCAGCTCCCATGTGTCGATTGTCTTTCTCTCGTATGCCATGCTATGCAACCTCCTCTTTCTTCTTTCTGCCACGTCTCTTCGGCTTCGCAACCGGTTCTTCCTCTGCAGGTGCTTCAACCGCCTGCTCTTCTGCCTTCACTTCTTCCTGTGGCTTTTCCTCTACGACCAGTTCTGCAGGAAGCATAACGTCCAGCTTGTATCTCTTTGTGATGCTCTGAATCATCGTTGCCACCTCTGCGTTGACCTCCTGGATTTCTTCCTCTGTCAGTCCGTCTGTCAGATTCTCAACTTCCGTCCAGTACCCTGCATTATCCAGGAAATGATTTAATACCTTCTTTGCTCTATCGTGTTTCACGTCCCACTTCATATCGTTTACCTCTCTTCCTTTTCTCCGGCGATCAGTGCCAGTACCACTACTCCATTTATTAAAATCGCTACCAAATTCTTCGCTTTCATACCGTCGTAAATGCCGACCATAAAGTTAATAAACAGCACCGACTGTAAAAGCTGTCTCAATTTTTTCATTGCCAAATCAGCCTCCTTTATGATAGACTCAGTAATTGAGGGGCGATGTTACTTGCCCTCTCAATCACCGAGGAACTGTTAATCGATTAAACCTAACCATTTCAGAATTGCCGTAATCACTGATACGATCATGATTACTATGGTGGAGATGATGCTGGCGAGCTTTTCTCTCTTCTGTAATTTAAGGTTCTCGATTTCAAGCAGTTCCTTTTCCTTTTGGAAAGTCTTTTGCTTCTTACCTTTCTTACCCAACTGGTAATTCCTCCTCCTTCCTTCGGATTTAATCAAATGTTTTGTTTGATTATGGTTATATTATACTTCGCATTTGCGTATTTGTCAATAGATTTACTTCTATATTTCGAGTTTTTGCAGAATTATTTTCGCACTCACGAGCCATCCTGCATTTCTTTTTGTTCGCATACTTGGTCGGTGCATTGTGCAGCACTTTTATATGCAAGGTCCATAAACCCGCACGGCTGCTTGGTGCATTGTAAGATTTCTTACAAGATTTCTTATGTGATTTCTACAAGGATTCTTTACGAGATATTAGAGAATAGATAATAGATAATAGATATTAGATAATAAAATAATATATGCTCATTTGCGTACTCTCAAAAGCGTACATTATCCACAAATGCGTGTGGATAATGTGGATAAATCCATCTCCTAAAGCATATATGTCTTAGACTTCGTACACGCTTCAATACCGGATTGTTGCTCTTAGGCATAGGATAGGTACTAAAATCTCCTATCGTGTCTCAGGCACATTTCGTCAATTTTCCCGGTCTTATTTTGGTTATTTTGTATATTGATTTTACCTGCAGTCTTGTTCCGTTTTTCTGCAATAAAAAAAGAGCCTACAACCCTTACGGATCATAGGCCCTTACGCTTAACCTTCTGAATTGATGAAGTCCTTGCAGTCTAACTCCCGGTACGCCTTTTCAAAGGTTTCCTTCGGACTCCAACTTACATAGCCGTCCGGATATTTAACAGCGTATCCAGGTACACCGTTTTTCTCCCTCGGTTCAGCTTTTACAATTTTTACGCCGATGTAATTCTTCACGTCACCATTCCTCCTGTTATTTTACTCTGAGCGTATCTCCTGCGATGATAAGGTCCGGATTCTCGATGCCATTGAGGTTCGCCAGTGCCTCAACTGATGTTCCGAATTTCTTGGCAATTCCGGAAAGTGTATCACCGTTCTCGATTGTGTAATACTTTTTGTTTCCAGCATTTATAGCATCCTGGACCTCTTGCCATCTATCGCCGAGAACTGTTCTTCTCACTTCACCGCCGCCGTACTTATCGGCCCATACTTCATCCACAAGCTCCTGCGTAGACGCATTGTGAATGTGATTGATAACATCCTGGACTTCCTGCCATCTACTGCCAAGTGCGTCCTTTCTCTCCTGCCCGCTTCCAAACTCGTCCTTCATGGTTCTATACACCAGGTCAAGCGTACTTCCTTCCGGTTCTGCTGGTGCCGGTTCCTCCGGATCTGCATTTCCGCTGTCCGTAAAAAATCCATTAAGTCCAGCGTTTTTAATCTCTGCTTCAAAATCACGATAGCAGAAATCCTGGTCCACTGTTATTCCACAGATTGTCTTATCCGCAATAAAGTTCTGACCGCCTCCATACTGCCATATATCGTGATCCGTTGAAGGCTCATTGCTCGAATACTTCGCTACCCAATGAGTAAACCTCTGCAGTCTCGAATCGTCTACGTGAGACGAAAAATGCGAATCTGATGTGTAGACGCCTACAAAATAGCCGGCCTTTTCGCATTTGTCGCAGAACGCAATCACAATGTCTGTGAGTGTTCCTCTGCCGTTGTTCAGCATATCACCCTCGACGTCATAGTATATCGGGAACTCGAACTGTTTTCCTGCAATTATTGACAGGAAATGTTCTGCCTCTGCCTCTGCTTCCGCAACCGACTTTGCATTACCGTAATAATACGCTCCTACCGGCATTCCGATAGCCTTACACTGTGCATAATAATTTTCAAATTTGCTGTCCCTATACTTTCCGGCATCTGCCCCTGCAGCTTTGACGATCACAAATTTTACTCCTCTTTCGTTCCTGGCCTGCTCGATGTTAAAATCTCCCTGCCAATGTGAAATATCAATACCAAATAGTTTTTCCATAGAAACTCCTCCTTAAATCAAAATAAGGGGCAGCTTTTCAGCCACCCCATTGTGCTATACCTCTTTCAGTACCTACGCTTTGATTAACTTACCGTTTTTGAGCAGATTAACCATTTTGAGATTCTGAGCTGCCGTATATGCGTAGTTCGTAATACCGTTCGCCGCCGCAATCTTCGCACGGTGTGCTTTGGAAGTATCTTTCTCTCCTACGGCAGCAAGTGCGGTAATGATAGAATCCGATGCCCCGCTATACTTAGGGTAGTAGCTGGTGCTTCGTCTCGGATTTCCGGAAACGACTACTACCGTGTGTCCCTTAGTCTTTGTTACAAGCACATCGCCGTTGAACAGCTCCGTCTTGGAAGTTACTGCAATCTTATCCATAAACTTCCCTGTCGCTCTGAGGGCTGAAACTTCGGATGATGTGTTGAAGTTTCCAGGGTCAAAACCTGCCTGGATGCAGCACGCTCTTACAAGTGAACTGCAGTCTGCTTCCGTCTTGGCTGAAATCTTGGAAAGTTTCCCTGCTTTTCTCAACTGCTCCACAACTCCGCTTCTGTGTCCCTGGCAGTAACCAATGTTGTCATTTCGGCAAGCCTGCAGCATCGCTTCGGCAATAGCATTTGCCACCGCAACGCTCTTCGGTCTGAGACAATACCAGCCTTTTGTATGGACGTAGTGCGCCTGGGTAGATACCTCTTTGCCTGTCTGATCTCCCGGTTTTCCTCCCTGCACGTGACCGTTTTCGTCAATTCTTGCGCTTCCAACTATTAAACTCATAGTCATTCCTCCTAACAAAATAGGGCAGTCCTAAGACCGCCCTGTGCTTACAATATGTTCCCGGACTACTCCTCGTCCTCGCTTCCGGAATCAAGATTTGCTGAATCCGTCAAGCCTTCTCCGATGATGTACGCTACAACGGATGCACCGGCCATAATAAGTGCCGTTACCTGTGTTGCTGTATTCTCAGCTCCGCCAGTTGCTACGATCATCATAGATACAAAAGACGCTACTGCTGTCCATAACTTTCTGCTTGTGAGTTTTCTCACCCAGTCAATTTTTTTCATTGTTCCTTACCTCCTGTTATAAAAATGAATTTTCTTCCATGCACTTCTGATACACATTTTCGATTTTGGCAATGGCGTTAACCGCCTTGTCGTTCTGATAATCCGGATGCGTTCTGCAGTAATTCTTATAGTGCGAAATATCCGCTAAAATCTGATTGAAAAACTCTTCGGAATGTTTGACATCCCTTCTCAGCTCGTCTGCAAATCGTAGGATTTTTGTTCGGCACTCGTCCGCATCATCCTTGTCCATTCGTTTTTCGAGCTTATTGTGTTTTTCTCCCAGGTCCTTCAACTCTTCCTGCACTGATTCCAGTTTATCCATGACATCTTTGTTCATGGATTTTCCGATAGCTCTCATGCCCTTTCCGATAGCCTTTCCAAATGCAGACCATGGATTTACTTTGATCGGTACAATCTGTACGATCGTCAAGAAGAGTAGTAATGCTCCTCCGCTTGCAAGAATTTCATTCAAAGACATTGGCTCTCTTACCTCCTTCCCAAACACACCGCAGTTCATACGGAATGTCTGTAATATCTGCCGCCTTTTCACCCAAAATGGCCTCTATTACTGCATAAAGAATGGCATCCGCACGTGGGTCCTCGTCGAACCGGTACAGATGCCATACCAACTGATTATGCAGGTTGATTAGAAGGATTTCATTTTCCTCTGTCTCTTCCCAGTGCAGGTCGTGTGCCGCTTTTTCCAATCTGCCGTAGTCGTAAAACTCGGCGTATGGGATTCTTTTATGCTGCATACATACCTGCCCTTCGTCTTACTCTGCCTTTAACAGCTTATCAACGGACACTCTCCACCTGGTCGGCACCTCGTCGATAGTCATATTTCCGAGCTTAATCTGCGTGTAGTAAAATTTAGCCATTTACGATCACCTCCGCCAACTCAATAATTGCAGACTCTACGGCCTCCAAACGCTCGATGATGGTAGGCTCACCGGCTGCTTCCGCCTCTTTGTCGGCGGCATCTTCCTCGGTACCACCTTCTCCGATGGTCCACCAATACTCGAAGTTGTTATTCACCTCTGTTTTGGTAACTGTGCCCTTGTGTCTGATCTGCACCTCGTCGCACTCATAAACGGTAGTTGACTCTCCGCCCTCTTCCATAGGCTCCTTGGTGGTTTTCTTGATGTTCTTTCTCAGAATGATGTCCGTACCGCCGTGAACAGGAAACACCTCGATCTTAGGCGGCTGCAATGAGTAACATTCTTTGTTCATACTTGACATACTCCTTTCTGCCGTAGCGCGATACGCTTTGCGCGGCAATCTTAAATAAATTCTGCATATTGTACTTAATGGAGCAACCCTGGCTGTTGCTGTACTTTATCCACCCTTTGTACGCCATAATTCTGCAGGCTCGCCACCAGGGGATATATCCTAAGCGTTCCAAATCGGCGGCAGCTCTCAAAAACTGTCTCCGAATACGCTTAAACACCCTGCTTCTGATAATGGTGTACGTTCTTCGTACAACGAACCCCATCATATCTACGCCCTGTGTTCTTTTATGGCTTCCGCCTTGTCTCATTCTGCGATATTCTTTCTCTTCCTCGAATGATGAAATGCGGTATATCTGCCAGGCTGGTTTTACGTCCAACCCCAGCGTTGATTTACTCCATCTCGTAGCTTTTTTGAGTGCTTTCGTCAGCTGTGAGAAGTATCCATAAACTGTAAAATCGTCTGCATAGCAAACGATAGCTTTTACCATTTTGGTCTGTACTCCTCTTCTTGACTGACTCAGGCTCAACAGGTATCTCAAAACATAGCTCATAACATAGTTAAAGAGCCACGACGGAAGATACCCGCCTATACAAAGATGCTCTCCTGGGTAATTTTCCATAAGAGCACCCAGGTACCAAATTAAAACTTTATTCTTGCCAATATCTCTTCTTAGCAAGTTCATAACACACTCTACCGTTACGGACGGGTATGCCTTGTGAATATCACACTTGACCGCATCCAGCCTTCCGGTAAACTTACGTCTTAAAATCCTTTCGATTTTCCGCTTGCCTGCCAGCTGCCCTCTTCCTGGAATACTTCCGTATTGAATCGGCAGTAACTTCGCATGAAACAATTCCTCTAATGAGTAAACCGCTATGTATTCCATTATCTGCTGATCCGGATATTCCTGGCATATATTTCTGAGCTTGTGAGTCAATCCATCTTCTCGCCGGAACTGGCGAATTGGACGCAATTTCAAGTCTCTGTTTCTGATGCGCTGTGTTAATTCTTCTGCTATTGCATCCGTAGCTGTGTATATTTTCTGCTTTGTACCGTCAAGAAACTCTTGTGCAAGTTCCTGTTCAGTCACCAGGCTTGTGTTCAGAAGCAATCTTTGAAAATCTCTCCTTTTGTACTTCCCATCAAATGCCTTGCGAACTGCAGGTATATTAAATTCTGTGTTTTCCACATCTACCTTCGCAGGTTTGCAGTATGTTTTCATAATTGCTTTCCTTTCGTGTATATCATCTGGTTATTACCGGCGACGTTCGCTTTCGCTACTAGCCGCCGCTGGTTTCAAATAATTTTCGCACATAAGCGTGTGCTGTATGGTGCAATGAATGATATACTCTCTAACCAGTTGAACCGACAGAGCCGTTCCAGTTCGCATCGCCGACGGAATTGTTCGAGTTACGGCACGCGAGACCCGCATTGCCACCGTTGTTCAAGTTGCCCCAGCACCAACCGGCGCGGACCCCGGACGCGGCGGGATTGCAGTCGAAGCCAGCCTTACAGCCGACGCCGCTACCGCTTGCGTCGATACCAAGAGGCCACTCAACATCTGAAATGGCGGTATCTTCGATGTAAGCCCACTTTCCTGTTGTGCCTTTCGGAATGACCATCGTTAATGCTGCCTGCTTTTTGTAGTCCTCGGTAATTGCTGTTCCGCTTGCTTTGGACTGATCTTCGCAAACAAAGCAGTCAAAGTTATAATCTCCGTTTTCGTCGGTACTCCACTGCCATAATTCATCGCTGATGATTAAATATGAGCCATTCATAAACTCAATTTTCTGCAGCATACCCGGCTCTTTTCCGTTGGTGTAATTGTACTTGCTTCCGTCAGTTCCGAGTACATCATCGTTCCAACCGGACCAGTAAGGATCAGTGCTTAAATATGTGCTTCCGGCTGTTGTGTCGAATGTGGTACCACCGTTATCTACATAGACTGCAGAGTATGTGGTACCGCCGATTTCAACGTCCTTGATCGCAGTAATGAGCTTGTTTCTGCAGACAGAATAGTTACTCGCAGTATTTCTATCCGTACCACTCTGAATGCCGATCTGAACACTGCTTCCCACAAATAAATTTGCCGCCTGTTCGGGTGTCAAAAGGACTCTTTCAACGCCTTTCTCAGAATATGCAGCCGTGTACTGGTAGTTATAACTAGAGCAACCTTCGATTGTTCCGGAGTTGCCTTTTCTTGCATATTTAAGACGCATCATACGGTCAAGGAACTTGATCGTCTTTCCACTTGCGCCGCTATACTGTGTTCCTCTGTCTCTCCATTTGGCAACGCCTGCAGTGTGAGAAGTCCAGTTAATCGGAGCTAAGCCGGTTCCGCAGGTAATTTTCCCACTTGCACCAATTCCTGCATAATACTTAGGTCTTGCTGCATACGCATAAACTCTACCGGTGCGATCTCTTCCTTCCGGCCATAATTCGTAGCCGGTTGACTGGTGGCACTTCATTTTTAAGTAGCGATATCCATCCTCGTCCCACTCTTTCGTGTAGGTATTTTTCTGTAATACCCAGCAAAGATGCTCGCCGGAGCGAACGTCGTTAATATCATCGATATGCTCAACATAGAAAATCTCATGGCTTCCGTCTGTTTTCTTCTCTGCAGATACTTCCAGGCACCAAAACTGAGGAAGATGTGCAAAATCATCCTGTCCCTGCGTCTTTGCAGTAGACGGAACGCACTTCAACCCAACGCTGTCGTCCGTTAATTCTCCGATGGCTGTAGAGCTGGTTGCGAACAACGGGAATGTAACACCATGTACTCTGTCGTCCTCAAGGACTCTGCCGAACCATCTTTCCAGCATTTCCACCTTTGTGAATTTGCTTGCGTCGTACTGTGATTTCCACCATTCGATGAAAAGATTGTCAACCTGCTCTTTGCTGGTACACTGTGCAACCATGTACTTATAGCAAAGGTCGGCTGCACCAGGGTTTGCGCCACCCGCCACAGCCATTTTCTGCATTTCCATGAGAGCTTTCATCGTCGATTCTCTCGGAATATTGATTACATTGTCAGACATTTTTATCCCTCCTTGATGATAATATTTAAGCCGCCGTCCGATTCGTCGAACGCCAGCTGCGCTTTAGCATTTTGAATTTTTGTGATGTCCCTGCGGTTTGCAATAGTATTTTCAAATGCACACATAGGTCCTGCATTGATATTGCTCGCATGGTTCGAGTCTGTCGTTTCGGTAATCTTCATAGTGTCAGAGAATACCGCAGACTCGCTTTTTACTGTGTAATCTTTCACGTTTTGCCTCCTTCCTTGCTTAGAAGATGTCGTCAAGCACATATGTCTGCTCTACGTCATCATCCTTGCCCTTCCTGGTAAAGGTCTTGATACACACAATGTCGCCATTGGTGTCGTACAATCCGATTTCGCTGATCTCTTTTCCAGCAAGTTCACTCTCTGCAAGGGTACATTCGTATCTGCAGGTCGTGTCATTCGGGAATGTATAACCATCAATGGCTTTGCGGAACAATTCCTTATTGAGCTTAGACTGAGATTCCGTCGGTGCAATGACCGAACCGGAACTGTTTACACCACCTTCGCCAAACGCCATACCAATAATCTTCGGAAGCGTAATGGCTCCGGCGCGTGCCTTAACCAGGTTCTCCCTGGCTTTCTTCGTGATCACCACGTTTTTGCTCTTTTCTGTACTCATTGGATATACTCCTTTCTATAAATTGAATTAAGGCTCTTCTTTCCGTCCAGCGTGTTGCTGCCATCAAGAAACCAGTAATTCCTTGTTTTGGTAATGACCTGCGCCTCCACGTCCACATCTTCTCTTTCAATTCCCATGTGATGTGTAACTGCAGCTTCAAGTCGTTTATTGCCGCCTCTGTACTCCAACATAGCGTTGCCGTCGAGCAATAGTTTTCCGTCCAAATAGACAGTGTTCCAAAAATCAGCCTCAAACTCCGAACGGAATGCCGCCCTGGCATCTGAACTCGACCGTAAGCCGTATGTACTTCTTACTTTCATTGAGTCTGTGACCTTGTTGTGGGCGCAGGCGACCATTGCAACGATTGCAACACCCAGTTGATAGCCTCGTGTAACATCAAGCTTGTGTGAGCCGTCCAAATCCCACGAACCGTCCAATAGGTGCGTATTCCAAAAAATGATGTCCGAGGCTATCCGGATTGCTCCTGCCTTGACATCATTTTCCGTTTCCTGTTCTGCTCTGAATTTTACCTTCTGCAGGTCTGCGTCCGTCGGGGTTGTAAATCCACCGAGCATATACTTAAACCCAAGCATCAGATTGTATCTCATATACGGATAAAGAAGGCTGGAACCATCCAGCAGTTTTCTTCCATCCAGCAGATCGCTATACCAAAACGACTCTGCTATATGGAAGATTATCTTTTTCAGATTCATCTCCTCTAAGTTCCGATTGTCTGATACAATCTCGGTTCGGTCATTCATTATAAACATCGTGTGTGACTGTTTCAGCTCATTCAGCATGGCTCTCGCCCGCTTCGACGCAAGCGTTCCCTCGCCCATGAAATATGCTTTGAACACATTCGGGTGTGGCGCCACGAAACCATAATCTCCCGGATCGTTGATGTCCGCAATTCGTACATCAAACCCGGTAGCGGTTTTTAAGTACCCTTCCATCCGATACGGTGTCATTGGCGCCCGATAGTCTCTCTTCCGGTAAATCAGCTGCCGCCTCTCCTCGTATGGAAGATTTTCTCGCACCGGCAGTCCCCACTTAATCTCGTGGTACATCAGCCCCCATGTGGCAGTTTCCGGAAACAGCTGGCTTAGAATATCCTCAGCTATTTCTCTTGCCGTGTCGTACTCCTGGCCCATGACCTCATATAGCCACTTTCCAACATAGGAATTGTCGTAAAAGCCATCTGACACTGAGGCAATCATGTTCTTCGCACTCTCGCTGACCGGGAAATTTTCTAAATCAAACTTTTCCACATTCACACCCCCTTAACTAAAATTAAGGGTACCGGTGTCCGGGTACTCCTCGCTTTTTAGAGTGATGTTCTGCATTTTCTCATTCATTGTGAATGTTTCAAAGTCCTCGACTCCTGCGATTGCAGAAATCAGCGGTCTTACATCGTTGTATCTCAGAACTCCTTCGATTTTCGCCTGCGCATAGACCACTCTCACAGCTTCCGTAAAGTCTGCCTTTATTTGCTCAATGCCGGTTGTTTCATTGTAGCTGAGCCCTGTAATAACATAATTTACGGCAACCGTTGTGGCTGCCGCACAAGTCAGTTCTGCCGTTCCGGTAGGAAGTAATCTTGCTGACCTGTCATTTGGAGAAACGATGTAGTTATACACATCCTGCACCAGCTTCGCATTGGCCGGTTTTCCGTTTCCGTCTACCAGCACAAGTTTCACTGTGCCAGGGCCGTTCCAAACAGGAATAACTATCGCGTCTCCTGCTCCTGCCTGCTTCGCCCATCTCTTATAGTCTGTATCATTCCCCAGGTAGGTCATGCTGTTGTCGTACTCTGCGGCGATCCTGTCGTAAAAATCGTCGTCTGTCTCTCTCTCAGTACCGCCGCGAATAGGCTCCGGATTGTTAATCTCGGTCACATTCTTATCAGGTACCATCATCAACACAACCGTATTCGCCGCTACGTTAGAACCTGTGCCTGCTTCAACCGCTGATACCGGTATAAGCACCATTCCTTCGTTTCCAACAATCGCATCCTCTGTGGTAGCATACTCAATCGACGGGCCGGTTTCGGTTGCCGCCGTACAGAATACCGTCCCGGATAAAATCTCAGTCCCTTCTGCGGCTGTGATTTTCACATAGCCAAAAGCCGGTTCCGCTTCGTGTCTTGTGAGATGTACCTGGCGACCGTGAAGGTCTAACCATTCATCCCAGGCGTATTCCGGAAAAGCAATCATCAATGCCCTTACGATATGGAAATTGATAATTTCGTCTTTTTCCAATGCTGCAGGCATCGTCATATCATATGGAAAACCACCCGGCATATCGTCGATGTCGTCCGGCAGGTTGTTCATCATTCGCTCGTGAATTTCCTCTGCCGAGTTTCCTTCCAGGAACTCCGGTCTGTTAAATTCCGGCTGCATACTCTCCACCTCCTTTACAAGCTAATCTCTATTTCTTCATCCCAGTTGATGCCCTTTACCTTGAAGGTTGCGTGCATCTGATCGCCTTCCCAGGTAAATTGAAAATCCCGGACATTTTCTGCCCGGGGATTCACCATAATTGCATCTGTGATTGTTCTTTCCACCATAGACTCAACAGTTTTTTCGTCGTCATTATCCATGGCACGTTCCATCTCGGTACCGATTGAATCGGGGTACGCCAAACAGCGGTACCGCTCTGTCTGTGCGATCTTAAAGCACCAAATAGCGAAGGCTTCTTTGCCATCGCATTCCTTGATCCGGTGCGCCCCATCTCTCACAAAGTCTCCCAGTTCCGGGTCCCACTTCATACTTCTTTTGTACTGGGTGTCGTACTGGCTGTCCTCGGAGATAAAATCCGGCACTTCAACGACCGGAAATAATGGCTGTGACATTTGCCTCGCCTCCTTATGATTTCTTTACAACATCGATCACTACTGCCTCGCTTTGAATCCATGCAACAAGAACTCTGTCTCCTGCTTTGATTTGAGGCGGTGCGGCGGTGTGTGAGTGTGCGCCTGTGTTTACCTTTGGAGTTTGGTTTTCGTGGCCGGAATGCCCGCCTCCGTTTATAGTGTAGCTGAGTCCTCCTACCAGTCTGCAAACCGAATAATCTCCTTTTGGTATTTCCACCGGAAATGAATTTGTTTTCAGACTCAAATTTGGCTGAATTTCTCCAAAATCCAATGTAAGCGGCGACTCGTTTTCTCTCTTCATCCTGTCGCTAAGCACTCCGGCCAGCTTTGCTGTTCCCGGATGTCCGTCAAATTCATTCATCTGTCTCACCTTCCTTTAATCAAAGGTTCCGTCGTCAACCCACCCGTATACATTGCTTCCGCTATCAGTATGAATCAGATGCCAAGGGTGTGCTTTTCCGGAACCGTTCTTAATCGTGATCTTTGCTTTTCCTGCCCTGGCATTGTAACCTTTTGAGCCTGGGTAGCTGCTCACATAATGGGTTCCACCATGGAAATTCACAATGTCGCCCACGTTGTAATCTTTCTTTTTTTCGGATTTTGCCTTTTCCTTTTTCGGTTCGGCAAGTTCCAGGTCCATTGTCATGCTGTAGGTGTCCGCTGTATGCTGGACTCCCTTCACATAGTAGTACGACTGAGCCAGTTCGCTAATGACATATACCAGGTCGCCCTTACGGACAAACGGAACGTCCGGAGACTGTACCTTAATCTCCTTCTTAATCTTTCCGTCCTCGTCCAGGATCTCTTGTGCTGCAGACTTTGCATCTGCCAGGCTCTCGTCTTTTCCTCTAGTGTAGATTCTCTGACGTATGCCGTACTTTGTTTCTCCATTAACTGTAGCCTCTACGCTGGTTCTTCCATCGTCGTCTGCCTGGCCTACAACCTTTACTCTCGTAATCATGTCTGCCGTGCTGATGCTCTGACTGAACATCTGCGTATTGTCTGTTCGGAAAACGTAAACCGTCTTATTGGTGCCTCTTGGTATAACCGAGGTAAGACCTTTTCTCGCCTGCACAAAGCATTGCTCCTCGCCTTTCTTCGCTGCATCGTCCAGCAAATCAATGATGATGTCTGACAGATACTTATTGTTCGCCTTTGTCTTTCCGTGTGAGGCGTTCGGACCTTGATACGTTCCCTGCGGTATCTCCCAATCATCAAGAACCCCTTCTATCGCCGACTTCGTACCGGTTCCGGAAGGGAAATATCTGTTATCCTGGCTTTTCTGCAGTTTATACAATTCGTCGTAGCATACGCATTTCAATGTGTGTCCTCCGTTTTTCTCAACCGGATTCCATGTTTCCACATATCCACGTGCCACTTCCTCGTCCTGGGAGGCTCCATCATTCGCAAATATTCCGACCAGGCATCCAGGCTTGATGATCTTTGACAGATACCCTTTTGATGTCTTATCATTCTTTGCTACAAACGAAAGTCTGACGGCCAACTCGCCGTCGTTTTCCTCCCATCCAAGATTTTCCACGTACTCCTTGATGTTGTACTGGTTCTTGCTTTCATCCATCACAACCAGCCGGTACTTGATTTTCGCTAAATCAATCATAGCAAGCCTCCTATCCCGGTATTGTCAGTACTTCTCCCGGCCATATCCAGTGACCGTGATCCGAACTGCTCTTTCCGTGTTTTTTGGCTGTGGATTCTATCGTGTCCTTATTCGCATCGTAAATCTTCGGCCAGCTTGACGCACTCCCCATCTTCTTCCTTGCAATTCCGGAAAGTGTATCACCGCTTACAACCGTATAACTGCCGCCACCACTTGATTGTGATGTCTCTCGTGGCTTTGTTTTTTTTACGAAAGCTGTAATTTTCAGCTCATTTGTACTGTAGATTTTCAACGGCTTTTTCTGAACGAATGTGATTGAATACTCGACATTCCCGTAAGCTCCAACTGGCCTCGGCTGAAATGAAGAAATCGTAACATCCACGTTTATCCACGTTTCCGTTACGATCAATGTAAGCACCGTCTCATTCATCATAAAATCATTAAGAATCTTTACGCACTCATTCGGACTTTGCCAGGCGTTCTTCTTGACGATTGCCTCATTCTTCTTTGATGGTCCGAAAAATACTCCGTCCCATGAAAATTCTGATACATCCGTCCCCTTAGGTACCTTTACGGTACCCAGGGAAATGATGTCAAAACTTTGGTACTTGGCTGCATATTTGCCTTGCACCTTCTCCGGCAACGCAGGGAATGTAAACTTTGAACCCTTTCCTACCGGAATCAGCTTAATATCCATAGCCTACGCTCCTTTCGTGCTTGATACTGGCATATTGGCAAATACTTCACCCAGCTTATCTGCGATGTTTCCACCGAGTTCATCTGCGATCTCGCCTAAATGCCTTCTGATTACGGCAACAATATCCTCTTCACTCTGACCTTCCTTTGCCTCAATTTGGAAATTCGGACTAACAGCAACATTCACACTGATCGGACCGGTCTGCGGTGTAGAGGTTGGAACCTCTGAGCTTACCGGAGCGGATGTTTCTGCTGAGTTGTCCTCATAATTACCTTCTGTGGTTTCGTTATAGCCATAGGATGCGTTTCTTGTCGCCTCAGTGAATAAATTATGGTCTGATACCATATCGCTTAAATTTGAGCCTTCTATATGACCGCCCTCTGCGTGTTTTGAAACACCGAGAGCTTCGCCCGCCTGCTCGTATAATTCAAGTGCTCTTGTCCTTCGGCTCGGATTTGTTGGAATAACAAACTCGTCCCAGCCTTCCTCTGCCAGCCATGACAGCTGTGGGCCGCCACCAACTCGACCACCTGCGGCGTGTTTCGCTGGTGTTGTTGTCGGAATCTGTGGCAATGTCAGCAGATTGTAATTTGGCGTTACGTTTACCGTCGGACTGATGTTGAACGGACTCGCCGTTGCCGTGTTCAATGATGTCTGCAGGCTGGTTCTCAGCTGTGCTGATCCTCCGGTCAGGCTTGTTGACGCTCCTGTGTTGAGTGATGTTCCAAGGTTTGTGCCGGCCGTCTGCCATTCGGACTGCAGCGTAGCGAAATACTCATTCGATATAGGACCGTAATTCTCCATTACTGTTGAAAAATCAAAATCCTGCATCTGATTCTGCATATACTCCTGCATGAACGAACTGAGCGTTTCTTCGCTGTTGCTGTTCTCCAACGCATTGTGAAGTGCCTCTGAATATGATGTCTTTACCTGCTCGAAACAGTCTGCGTAATAATCAGACATTTTCTGTTTCAATGCGTCTGAGGTCAAACCGATTGACTCACCCTCCGTCGGCCCTGTGATGGACTCCATGAGGTCTTGCCAGTCCTGGTTTGTCATTGAATCCCAGTCGATTGCCTCCTTGATCTCCTCTGCTGTCGGTACAGAATCTTTGAAATCCTGCATAATTTTCTCTTTGGTGCCTTCCGGTACCGCAAGTGCTGTCTGTAAAATCTGCGTCGCAATGTCCGTCTGAACCGCTGTATCGAGATTGAGCTTATCCAATCCCATCCAGCTTGCCACGTCTGCCGCAGTCCAGGTTTTTACATCCGGATGTGCCAACAAAGCATTGTTCAAAGCTGTTTCCAGTTTCTCCTTCGTGGTACCTTCGATCTCCGGCATATAGCCTTGCAATGATGAATCCCACGCCTCCGCTATTGTTTCCAGGTTGAAAGATGATACCCTTGCGTTTATATCTCCGATCTGTGCATAATATCCGTCTGTTGCTTCCTTTACCGCCGCATCGTACTCGTCCTGTGTGATTGCTCCGTCTGCCAGCTGCAGTTTAAGGTTCGTGAGAGTCAGCGTAAGTGCCTGCTCGTACTGATCCGAAGCAGACGTAACTTCCGCCTGCAGCTCTTCCTGCAAAGCGTTGAAGCTATCCATATCCAGCTCTGCACCGGAATACTTAATCTTCAACGTGTCAAATTCCGCATCCGTCCTGGCCTGCGAAATCTTTCCTGTGATAGCCGAAATCTGATCCTGCAAGTTCTGAATCTCTGCTGCTTCGTCAAGTGTGATAACGCTATCTTCCATGGCAATATCTACTTTTCCATTAAGCTGTGAACCTAAATCTTCCAGCTGACTCTTCAAGCTGCCGTAGTAGCTGTCAAGACCGCTGGTGTCTGCGTCGGTTCCGGTAAGCAATTTCAAAGCGACCGTTGCCTCGTAGTGGTTGTTGTCAATATAGGACTGGCTATCACTGATAAAATTCTCGATTGCAGTTTTGTAATCGTCCTTCTGCAGTTCGTCCAGTTTCATTCCTAAACTGACTTTCCAGTTTTCCTTTTTCAAGGTTGCTACTGATGATTGCAGGTTGCTTAACGCCTGCTGTGTGTCATTGGTTGCTGTCGTGAAGTTGTTCAAGCTGTCCGCCATATCTCCAAACGTGATGTCGCTGGCAATCTCCTTAACTTCCTGCAGGGATAATTTCACCTTTCCGAAAGCGTTCTTTGCCACGTTCTCACATTCTTCCTGGAACATCTGTGCAAATTGCTCTGCAGAAACCTCGCTATCGTTCATAGCGTCCTGCAGAGCCTCATTCTGAAACTTCACATCTTCGATTGATAATCCGGTTGCCTGGAAGATTTTCTGTGCCTTCTCAGCTTCCTTCTGCATCTCTTCGACATTCTCCTGGTACTCCTCTTTGACCTTGTTGCCTTTTACCCAGCCTGCAATGCCACCAACACCGGCACCGATTAAAGCACCGACAGCTGTACCAAGACCAGGGATAACAGAACCGAGTGCTGCACCAGCGGCAGCTCCGGCAGCAACACCGCCTGCTTTCCAGGCAGCCGAACCTCCGTAAGCAGCTTTTTCGTCCTTGTCGTCGGACTTGATTGCCTTATACGTGTCAATTCCTGCACTAATAAGCGTTGCGCCTCCTGCAACTGCACCGGCTCCCGCTCCTAAACCAAGTGCGGATAACGCACCAGCACCAAGCGAGGCTCCTCCGGCCAGGTTTCCTGCTCCGAGATTGATTGCCAGCATTGCTGACTTTCCAAGAAGTCCGGTACCCATAGCAGATGAACCGAGCATTGTTGCTCCCAGTCCCATCTCTCCGGTTCCCGAACCTAATACCGTCTTTCCTGCTTTACCCAGGCTTATCGCCCCTTTACCAAGACTGATAAACGGACTTGCAATCTTACTGAGCATTACTGCAGAGAATATAGACGACAAATCTGCGGACTTACCGCCTGGAAGCAGTTTGGCCGCATTTGATACCAGGTTGCCGAGTCCATCCATCAACTTCGCTGATACGGCATCGAAGTCAAAACCTTCTGAGAATCCTTTGGCGAATGATGCTCCTATGCTGGTACCTTCATCGAATGTCTCCGATATATCAATACCGAGCATCGTCATAACGCCTATCTTGATTCCGCTACCGATACCTTTTCCGATGTCTCCGGCAAACTCTGCAAATTTTTCTTTTCCTTTGGTGTCCCACCACTCCTTGAACGGTTCGGCGATGAAAGCGTCCCAGCTTAACTTGACCTTACCCAGGAAGTCTGCGTTCTGCCATTCATCCGTGCTTGTCAGTTCATCAAGTTTCCTCTTTGCACGGTCCACCTTTGTATCTACCCAGTCCATCATTTCATCAAGACCGGATTCTACTGCTGGCATCTGATCGGTTAACCAGTCTGCCAGGCTTCTCACGTATGGCGATAGTCTCTCGCCAAACGAAATTTTCACTCCGTCAACTGTACTCTGCAGCAACGTAATCGAACCCTGCAGGTTATCCATCATCGTGTCGGACATCTTCGCTGCCGCTCCGTCTGCGTTGTTGATGGCATCTGCCAGTTTGTTATAGTCTGATTCCGAGGCATTCAGAATAGCCAGCAGACCTTTCTGTGCCTGTGTTCCTGCGATTGTATTCGCAAGGTTGGACTTCTGTTCTGCCGTCATTCCTGCGGTTGCCGTCCTCAGTTCTCCCATCACATCCGATAAATCCCTGGCGTTTCCATTGGAATCAAAAAAGCTGATGCCTAATTTCTTCATAGCATCAGCCGCACCGTTGGTATTTGTCGATAATCTCGTGAATATGGAGTTGAGTGCAGTTCCGGCCATAGTTCCCTTGATACCGGTATTTGCCATTAAGCCTGTCATAAGAGCGACGTCCTCAATGGAATACCCAAGCGATCCGGCCATAGAGCCTGCATATTTGAAAGTCTCACCCATTCCGGAGACTGTTGTGTTCGCATTTGAAGCGGCCTGTGCCAATACATCTGAGAAATGCCCTGCATCACCAGCCTTCATGTTGAAGGCAGTAAGTGCGTCCGTGACAATATCAGATGTCGTAGCCAAATCCTCTCCGGATGCCGCCGCCAAGCTGAGAATACCTTCGATACCATTCAGCATATCATCGGTTTTCCAACCAGCCATCGCCATGTAGTTAAACGCCTGTGCTGACTCTTCGGCAGTAAATTTCGTGGTTGCACCCATTTCCTTTGCCTTATTCGTCAGCTTTACAAGCTCTGTGCTGGTTGCTCCGCTTATGGCTTGAACCTGTGACATTGCGGCCTCGAAGTCCTTATATGTCTCTACCGTGTCTTTCAGACCGATACTGACTCCAAGGACCGCCCCGACTTGGAAAATCGGATTCTTCAACAGGTTTATGATCCCTCGAACCGGGGAGGTAACGAGGTCAATCGCTCGCATCGTAATACTCCACGATTTCCCCGCAAAACTCCTTAGTCCGTTACCCAGCGTTGAAAGTACCGGACTGATCCGCTCTTTCGCTTCAAGCAGGACCTCGTACTTCTCTTTCGCCCAGCTTGCCAGGCTTTTCTCTGTTTTTTGAGCCTGCTTGTCGAACTTGGAAACCGTATCGCTTGCTTTCTTGGCTGAATTATTCGCACTATTGGCCGCTCGTTCCATCTTCTCGAATTTCTTCGTAGCATTGGAGACTCCCGGATCGGTATTATCGACCGTCTCAATAGGGATTTCAATTCTAAGTGTTTCCGCCACCGTCATTACCTCCTTTCTGTGATTCTAGGGTTATCCGCATAGACGCAAGCATGAATGCCTGCACGCCTTTCGGCTTTTCGTAAAATTCATCGGGGGTTATTCCTGTCTTTTGGAATATGTGATGCAGCAAGCACATCTTGCCCCCGGCTTCAATTAGTTTTTTGCTACTTCCTCAATGTTGCTCTCGTAGCCGCTGAGGGTGTCGATTGCATCGATGATACGATCTTTCTCACCTGCTTTAAGCGTGTACTCGATTACATCCAGGCCGGACATAATCTGAAATCCTTTGTTTTCGAGTGCCTGCCATACTTTCTTGTTGTCCCATAACTTATCTCTGTCCTCAGCAATAGTCGCCTTGTGGATGATTGCAGACTGATACTTGATACGGTCTGTATCCTCCGGCATCTTGATACCGAGCTGTTTATTACGGACATACTTTGTAAACTTCTTGCGGCACTTATCGTACTCTTCGGAACCAAGAGGTCTGATAGAGAACGCAAACGCAACATTTCCGTTTCTTACGATCTCGATTCTCTGTGTCTCCGCTTCGTCGGATGCAAAATCTGCGGCGGCGATCAATCCCTGGATAAAATCCTCTTCATTCTTTCTGATTACATCCTTGGTCTCTTCTGCTGTTGTCTCCACTTCTGTTACTGCAGGCTGAGTATTCTCCTCAGCTGTTGCCTCGCCTACTGTTACACCTTTTACAAATTCTTTAGCCATTTGAATATCCTCCATTTTCTTTGATTAAATAAAGGGGAACCTTTCCGGCTCCCCTACTGGTTTGTGTCTGCGGTACCTCTTATCTATCTACGCCAAGTAACGACTGTAACTTAGGCGGTCTGTTGACAAAGAAGTTCCAGTTTCTCTTGATAACATCTCCGACAGTAACATTCTGAATGTCGATCTGACCGGAAGGGATGCACTCCTTGTAAACCACACGCTCCTCGGAACCGTTGCGTCCAAGAAGCGAACCCTGGAAGTTCCAGTGAGGCGGTACCTGTGTCTCCATAGCCTCCATAATCTCTGTAAAGAACTCATCGTCCTCTACTACGATCTGAGACATTGTGAGGCTGACAGCGAATGTATTGGCTGTCTCATGTTCCTGTGCATCTCCAAGTACACTGTACTTTGCGTTGTTGTAGTTCACGTTGGAAGTGAACGTATCAACCGTTGCGAGCAATACACCGTCCTCGCTGTAAAACGCCCCGTCCTTACCGGTACGTGCGTGTCTTGAATCAGCGGCGGCTCTCTCGTTTCTAATCATTGCCATTTACCTCCTTCTATTCATTGGTGCTGAAACGGAAAATAAAGCTGAGGTAGATATGCTCCATAGAATCCTTATCGATTACGTCGATGTCGAACCATGCGCTGTCTCCGTCAGCTGTGTAAGCGGAACTCTCGCTTACTGTGCAGGCTACGAGCTTTCCTTCCTCTCTCATTGCATCACCAACTGCCTGCAGCTGAGAAATAACGGTTGCTCTGCCGTTGGTGTCGTTGTCAACCTTTCCTACCAGGTTGTCAGAAGTGGTGTTGATACGTCTGATAAGCTCAAAACGTGTCTTAACACGGCGGATCTTCTTCCAGCCGTCGTCCTGGTTGTCTTTCGGAGTAATGAGAGTATTGATTGCGTTATCAATCCATACCTGCTTAGCCTTGTTGTAGCTGAGTACCAGGCAGCCTTTCTTCTCTGCAGCGATCATTTCTGTGTTTGTCAGCTTCTCTTTAAGTTCAGAGAATCCACTGACAACCGTATGAGTGAGTGAAGAATTGGCCGCAACTGCACCGATCATACCGGCAATACGTGCAGCTGTCTGATAACCGTCAATTTCTGTTCCCTGCTCATTTACATAAGCATTGAGAACGTAGTGCATCTTCTCGTCGTTGAACGATGCAGCGTGTGACTCTCTTGTTTCCAGGTCTACTGTGTGCTTCTCAGCTACAACCGCCTGGGTAAGAGATGCGGCATCAAAAATACGATTGATAAAACTCTGCAGGAGTAAGTGAACGGATGTATCCTCGGTATCAACACAAATGGTATTGAACTCGTAAGCCTCTACCTGCTTGAATGCGTTGGAATAATCACCATTCGTTACCTGCGGATCGGTTCCCTTTGTGAACTGTTTCTGTGCCACGTTCTCTAAAGTTACATCTCCGGACTTAATAACCTCTGCCTTGAAGTTCTTGGAAGATGCCAGTGCGTCAACA